TGAACTTGAGTTAAAAGTTAATCCTGCTGCTGATTTAGGTGCTAAATCTCCAGTTGCTGCTGTTACAAATACAGGAAAACAAGTCGTATCACTACTTTCATCTGCTACTGTAAAAGCTGTAGATGTCGTTGAATGGAAATAACTTTTAGCTGTGTCCATTCCTACTCTCTTTAGAGTACCAGCATCTGAATATAATAATTCATCAGCATCTGCTAAACCTGACGTAATCTCAGTTTGACCTGAAATAACATTATCATTTAACATACTGCCTTCTACAGCATCAGCTTGTATGGTAGCTGCACCACCTGTTGCTATAACTATATCGCCTGATATAACTACAGGATTAAAATTCGTTCCATCTGCAATTAAAGCTGCACCTGATGTATTAGTATTCATGGTGATATCATCACCACTAACTGTTAAATCACCAGTTATAGTAGCATTTCCACTACAAGTTAAACTTGAAACTGTGGTTGCAGGTAAATTTGCTGCAACATTTGCAAGGGTTACACCATAAGATGTACCTGAATATGCTATCGCAAATACAGATGCACTATTAGGTGAACTCGTTGTTGTTAATTCTGAAAATTTCTGTGTTGCCATTTATTGTACTGTCCAAGTTGTTGTTGAAACTGCTGGTATATTTTGCCAATCTGCTGTCGCTATTGCTACTGCACCTTCATGCTGAAATAAAACCCCAGCTTCACTTTCAAATTGGTTTATCCCATCTTCTAATTCAAAATAACCAGTAGATGTATCAGCTACATTTGTCCAAGTTGTAGAACTTGTTGTCTTTATTGTATAATCTGTCATCAGTAAGCACCATAATCAATTCTTGTTGTTGGTGCTACTCCTGAATGTCTATCTCTTTCGTTTGAATCTGTGATTGCTTTATGTGCTACTCCGTATGCCTGTAACCATAAAGCTATTCTTTTATCATTTTGTAAATAAGGTTCTGCTTCTAATAAAACTGCATATAAGTAAGCATCGGGGTGATATGTCAGCATATCATTAGTTGTATTAGAATCTGATAATGCTGTGAAATACTTATAATAAAGCATTTCAACTTCATAGACACCATCAGGGATAGGTCTTAGTTGAAAAGTATTACCTATAACTGAATATGCTTTTGGTTTTCCTTTTGTACTACCACCTCTAACTCTATCCATCTGTTCAGGAGTAAAATATTCTAAAGAAGTTTTAGGGTCTGTATTAAGTTGTATATTACGCATAGCTACAAAGTTATCAGGTAGAGTATAATACTCAGTACCATCTGCTGTATTTGCAGTAACCCTTGTTTCCATTCTTCTTAGTTTAAAATCTCGTCTATGCCTAGCTTCTGCTAATTCTATAAATTCAGGTATTCTGTCAGTTAAATCTGACCTATCTAACCAATTAGCTACTGCTGTTTTTAATTCTGAATATGTTGATATTGCCATTTATTTACCTTTTTATTTCTTATTTTTTAATAATAATCTTACTTTCCTTATATACTCTCGCCATTTTTCCTTCTCTGTCCGATTTCTCTTAGAGTATCTCAACATTTTTCTACCCTTACTTTTACCTACTTTTTTCCCACCTAAAACTTTTTCAGTTACTCCCTTTGGTGGCTCAGTTGTTTTAATATAATAACCTTCGCCTCTTTTTAGTTTCTTTAATTCTTTCTTTGCTATTTTCTCTGATGAATATGGAGTAGAATATTTTGATACAGCACCTGTTTCAGGATTTTTCTTGTATATTGTGTAGTGAGTTCCATAGGGTTTACTTCCATAGAACCTCTCTTGTCTGCCTTTAAGACCACCTGATTGTTTTAAAGGGTCATGCTCTTTCTTTGGCAGACCTTTTGATGTCGTTTCTTCTTTAAATTTTATACTAGCTTTTTTCTGTGCATCTTTATCCTGCTGCTGTTTTATTTTTTTAGTTTTTTTAGACTTCAGTTTATCTTTGAATTTTTTATAACCTTTCTTTGCGTATTTAAAGACTGCCTTTATAATCTTTTTTTTCATTTACAAAACTCTCTTAGTTGTTTTTAAGTACCTATAATCAGCACTATTTAATAATCTTTTAACCCCTTCTTTGTGGTTAGGATTAAAGACATCAACCCCAAATTTGTTCTTCCATTCATAATATACACTCGTAGGAATCCTTGCAGATAACCTTAACTCATCTGTCATAAGATGGTCGTTTTCCTGTAATTTCTTATTGGAATCAACTAGGGGTTGAATATCTTCTATATGTTCGATAGCAAACTCTTTTGTTGGTTCGTGGAAATGAAATATTTGATTGCTGTCAATCTTTCTTTTCATTATTCACTTAGCTCGGCTACCCAAACATTAGCTGTACCACTTGCAATAATTGCTGCCAGTTTCATAGCACCATCAACTTTAAAAATTAATGGTTCATTAGCTGGAAGTCTTATTGAACTAGCTGCTGCTGCTGTTGGGTTTGAACCAAACTCAACAAATACAGATGCTGTATCTGATGTTACCATCACATATTCTGTAGCTGCATCAAAAGCTGATGTCTGAGCAGAACTTGTACTTACTGTTCTAACATGGTTCGCTGTTACCCTTAAACCATAGTTCATCTCTATCTCCTAATTGTAAATGTTACACACAGTTTTTGAGCTCCAGTAGAGCCACCATTTGTAATCATCTCGATTGTTCCATCTTCTGCAACATCATTTGCTGCTGTAGGTTCTGCTGTGTCCACATCACCTGCTGCTGAACCTGAGTTTGCTACTGTTATAGCACCACCAGTTACAGCAGTACCACCTAACTCAAATGTAATTGCAGCATCTCCACCACTAATTGCACCTTGTAAAGCAGTAGCAATTTTAATAATTTTACCACCATCAGGTACGGCTACAAATGTAGAAGATGCTGTTGATATATCAGCTATCTCACCATATACAAAATAATCATTTAATGTTCTCATTAAAATCTCCTAAAAAATAACCCTCGTTCCGAAGAGATACCTTCTTCAAGGTCATTATTAATTTGGTATCAAAAGTGGGGTGGGAAAACAAGGAGTTTAAAACCCACCCCTTAACTTCTAGGGGAAGTTAAATTTTATTATGAAGTTGTTAAGTCGGCAACTGTGCCTGAACTTGCTTCATTCTTAGCAACCAAAGTCCATTCAGATAAGAGCAATCTCTTTTCTGCATCACCTGATTTTGCTAACTCTATTGTTTGGAAAGGTCTTAAATAGTCAAGCGACCACATTCCTGTTTCAACAAGTAGGCCACTCCTACTTCTTGAGAATCTGTCTGCGACTACTCTTACTTCGCCAAAGTCAGAAACATACACATCAATGGTAGCAACAAGACTTCTATCTTCTGCCATATCCATTCTTGTGTTATTTCCTGTAAAACCTGATACTTTGGTCTTGTTGAACGAGCCAACAAGCAATAGGTCAGGATTACCACCATTATCAAAACAGCTTTTTATTTCTGTTTTAAGGATAGATTCGGTTAAAACTCTTTGTGTTCCATCTGTAACAGAACCTGATGAGTTTGAACCACCTGAACCATATCCATTGTTGGTTGTAGTCCAGCTTTCAAAACCTCTCGATTTTCTTGCTGCACCACCATTTCCTGAACCTGCTGTGGCATTAGTTTTGCCAGTCATGTCAAGTTCCATATCTCTTTTTATTTCCTTACCAGCTTTCGCTATTTGATAAGCTAGTTCGGAATTAACTCCTGCATGAACAACTGCTTCTTGTGTTCCTGAAACCATAACTGGATTATATGAAATCTGTGTATAGTTGAGAACACGAGTTGTAGCCGTTAATGCAGCACTAGGAGAGTCATCTCCTTCAATTTGAGCGTTACTTGCTGCTGCTGCTAGAGAATCAGTTTGCCATTCATGTTTTGTAAAGGCAGCAGTTCCTGTGCCTATGCTTGACATAAAGGGTGTATCTGTCGGAGAAATGTTATAAATAACATTCGCCAAATCTTCTCTATTACCAGTAGCGTCATAAGTTTCAAATGTGTTACTTAATTGTGCCATTGAATTACACCTGTGTTAAAAGTTTAGTATTTAGGACTTAGGCATCAAAGATTTTAATAATGCTGCTGCATCATCTACTTTCCCTGACCTCTTTGCCCTTGCTCTTAGTTGCTTTACTCTATCACTATTAACTTCACCCTTTGTCGTTCCAACACCAGGTTTTTGTACTTTAGGTACAACTTTAGTTTTCTTTTTAGAAATCTTAGTTGCTAAGAGATTTTCATATTTCATAGCACTATTTAGCACTATAATACTTCTTGCATCAATTAGCATATCAATCTCCTGTTGTGTAAAACCCTTTTTAAGTGCAAAGTTTCTTATATCATTTTTTAACTTTGTTCCTTTATTTGGGTCTTGCCAGTCAGGTAGTTCTTTTGATAGTATTGTTAATTGATTCTCTCTTTGTGTTTGTAAATTTCTTGAAAACTCCTCTTGATGTAGTTTATCAATTTTTTGCTTTTCATCTGCAATCTTTCTTTTATTATCTTGCAAATCTCTTAAAGCATCTTTTTGTTGAATATATGCCATTGGGTCATCTTCTTTGAGTTTATTCCAGTCTACATTTTTAAATTGAGTTATCTCATAATCTGTAGATTGGTCTAATTGTTCAAGTGCAGTTGAGTATCGCTGTCTTTCTTTTTGAGTGGCTGCTAACTCTGTGTCAGCTTTTTGCCTTTGCTCTGCCAATACTTGACTCTTTCTTGTGTAATCAGCTTGTCTGCTATACCCTGACTGAAGTTCATCAAGAGTAACCTCGACATCTTTACCATCAACCTTGACAGTATATGTACTAGGTTCTTGAGTTACTTCTTCTTGAGTATCATCAACTATATCATCAACAGTTAATTCACTTGAATCTTCTGCCTGTGTTTCAACTGATTCGGCATCTTCCATTGCCTGTTCAGAAGTATTATCCTCTACTTCTGTTTGCACTTCTTCCTCTACAGGTTCTTCCGAAGCTGGAGACTGTAATTGAGCAAGGAGTGCTTCCTGTGCTGATTTAACATCAGTTACAGGGATTCCTTTGTGTTTACTTTCTTGTACTGGAATATTGTCTTGGGGTATAGGTTTTTTGACTTTAGCCATTTTTATCACCTTTCCTTTCTTCTTCTAACAATTTTCCATTCTCTATTGTATTTACAAGAACTTGTTTTACTTTTAATGCTGCTATTTGTGAATGATAAAGACTTTCTCTTTCATCTTTATCTTCAGATTTAGTTGTAATCCATTTCTGATAACCTTCATTTAATATCACATTAAATGCGTTTACCATTACTGGATTTTCTAATATAGCTTTTGCATCTTGACCTTCTTTAATTTGGTCATTCTTATTTACCATTTTTTTCTCCTATTAGGTTGATTCTATCTACCACATGGGTAGGTATAGTTTTTCTCCCAGCTAAGTAACCACGAATATCATTTTCTTTAATACAAGTGTCTCGTGATAACTCAGATACTGAAACTCTTTTTTTTAACATTAGATTTTGTAAATCTCTACATGTTAAATCGGATTTGATGAAGTTCCTTTTAATGGGTTCTTCCTCTTAAAT